CCCATTTTTTGATTTACACCCAACAGTTCTTGAGAGCTTTCATATAGCGGTAATATTTACTGTTATATCTATGATGCGTTCATGGTTTTGGAGAACTATATTTACAAGGAGAAGAAGATAATGAAAGTTAAATTAGAATCAAACGAAGTTGAGATGGCTCTTAGTGTGGCATCTAAAAGATTTATTGGCAATCTTAAAATGGGAAAAGGTTTCTCCTATGGTTATCAAGGAGATTACAGAAAACAAATAGCAGATTCTTTCTTAGGTGCTTTAGGTGAGGTAGCTTACGCCAAAGCATTTAATAAATTTTATAATGGTTCTTATACTGATAATTTAGAGAGATATACAGACTCAGACTTTCAAGGTAATATTGAAATAAGAACCCAAGAAAAGAAAGATTATAATTTTTTAATAATAAGACCTGGAGAGAAAAAAGGAAAATATATTTTAATTATACATGAAGGTAATTTTGAATTTTCAATATTAGGTTGGTTTCCTTTTACACAAGATATGCCAGAACGATTAACAAACTTTGGTTACAACAATAGACCTGCGGTTTACAAGGTAGATATTAAAGAACTATATAATATAAATGATTTATAAAACTATTAGGGGAATTAATTTTGTATTATTTATTGACAATATTCGTACATAAAATAGAAAGGAACAAATGTTAAAAACAATTGGAAAAGAATGGGCTAAGAAAGAAGAAGGGGGTTGTTTTACAGCAGATCATCTATCACCAAGCCAACTAAATAAAAATATGGATCATTGGTATAATGATTATGTAGTTCTAACAGCAGCAGAAAGAAAAGCTTTATTAGGCAATTTAAATATGGATATAGGAGGAATTGTAGGTCAGGCAGTTCAAGATATGATTGTTCATAATTTAACACTAGAAGAAGTAATGAAAGGTAAAAAATAATGACAGATAAGATAATGATGGAACTTGCTAAAATGCAAACAAAGATCAGAGGGTTTGAGCAAGAGGTTAAAAGCTATAAGGATTTACTTTTAAAAAGAGATGAGGAAATAACTGAGCTTAGAAAAAAAGTAGAATTAAAACAATTAGAAGAAAGAATGATAGCTAAGAATAAAAGTTATTTAGAATTAAAAGTTTTAAAAGATCAACAACAAATAGAAGAAAATAAAAAACTAAAGGAAGGAAACAAGAAAAATGACGACAGTAAAAAAGACAGTAGCAGAAGAAAAAAGTAAAGGCGGCTTTAAAGAAAGACGTAAAGAGTGTTTAGAGAATTTAATAAACATTCCAACTGTAAATATTAAAGGAAAGAAATATTCTACAGTAAATGAAAGACATAAACATTTATTACAATATTTTCCAGAAGCTAGATTTAATGAAGAAGTTTTATTCCATGATGCCGAAAGAGTAATTGTTAAAACTGAACTTTATATATCAGATACAATTTATGCAGTAGGTACAGCAGAGGAGTTTAGAAATTCTTCATTCATCAATAAAACAAGTGCATTAGAAAATTGTTCTAGTTCAGCTCTTGGAAGATGTTTGGCAGCATTTGGATTATCTGGTTCAGAATATGCTAGTGCAGAAGAATTAGTTAATGCTTTGAATAATCAAAATAAAACTACTCAAAGTAATAACAAAACCAATTCAATTGAGAATGAAATAAAAAAGCAAACAACCGAAACAAAGTTGACCGCTTTATACTCTGATTGGAAAAAGAATAATAATTCAGATCAAAAAATTGAAAAATTATTCGAACAACAACAACAACTAATAAAGAAAAATGGAGGACAAAACAATGTCAACAGACAACAATGGTAGTGCTAAGCAAAAAGATTGGGTATTATTCCCATTTGATGCAAGTAATGAAAGAGCTATTAAATTAGATTTTTCAGGAAATGTTACATTAGACAATGGTAACAAAGGAACAATCTTAGGAGTAAAAGGTCAATCTAAAGATGGTAACACTAGATTTGTAAAAGTATTTGCACAAGTTGGAGTTATCTTTAAAGGTGATGACAAGTTTACTGGTGAGATGAATTACCCTGAAGCAGGTGGTCAAAAAGGTTTAATCGGTTGGTTAAATGATGCAGGTACTATTCTTTCTGGTTATAAGAATGAATATAAACCTAAGCAACCTAAAGCAGAGAGTAAAGAAATTCCATTTTAATTAGTGAAATTTATCTTTCTGTTTATGTTTTTTGTAGATGGGACTATTGAAAAAGTTACAGTTCCTTTTGGTAGTTCCTCTACAACTTGCCAGGATAGATTAGAAAAGGTTACAACAATAGATTATTTACCAATAGGTGTTAGATACAAAAATAAACAAGTAGCAGCTCATTGGTGCAAAGATACAGAAGGGAATTATGTCAGATAACAATATAAAATTTATGAATAATTTAGATAAATTATTACATGAAAAACAAGGTGATTATGGTCATTTCGATCACACTAGCTATGCAATGGTTGGTATGATGGAGAAATATTTAACAATTCATAATAACAAAACAGTTAAAGTTCCTTTAAAGTTCTTTGGTTTATTTATGATTTTTTTAAAATGTTGGAGAGTTATGCAATCAGATAAATATAAAGCTGATTCATTTGATGATATTAATGGGTACACAGAATTATTGAGAAGGTTGGTAGTAGATGAAAACAAAACAAAGAGGTAGAAGACCTATGACTCCAAAAATGTTGAAGCTATTGCATTTTATTAAAAATTATAGTACAAAACATGGATATATGCCGACCTTTTTAGAAATGGCTAGTGAGATGGGATATAAGAGTAAAAATTCAGTTAGTGTACTAATTGATAAACTAGAGGAACGACAAGAACTTAAAAGAGATTATGCAGGTTATAGCAGAAATGTGGTTTTAAATGATTAAAGTTTTAAAGACATCTAGTTTAGAGGTAGCAGCTGATTTTGAAGAATTTTTTGATGGTGCAACAGTTGAAGAAGCAACTAAAAAAGCACATGATCAAAGAATGCCTACTGAGTTTGCAAAAGTAAATATCATTGACAGCAAACTTTTGAAGGCAAATATAAAAATAGTCAATGAGGAGAATGATGGCTCTAAGTAATAGCAATATTAGGCTTTATCAAAAACTAGAGAAAAACCATAAAGAAATAATGAATGGTAAGAACAGAAGACAATGTGTTCACACTCTAGATGCTATGAAAAACTATATTAAAACATATAGAAGAATAGTTGAAGCTGAGAATAAAGACGCTAGATTTTTATATGCTTAATTAGCATATACAAAAAGTTGCATAAACTACTTAGGGATTTTATACTCTAAATTAAAGGAAGGAAACAAAATGAAAGAAGACAAGCCAAATGTGTTTAAGAAAGATATAGAGTTTTACAGAGCTATTGGTAAAAGAATAAAAGAAGCTAGAAAAACTAATGTCAATCAATTTACTGGTAAGCAATTTTTAATTACTCAAACTAAAGTTGCTAAAGCAGTTAATACTACGTTTCAACAAATTCAAAAATATGAAAAAGGGGAAAACCGAATACCCTTAGTTCGATTATTTGAAATTGGTCAATATCTAAAAAAACCTATATCTTATTTTTTACAAGATACTCAATTTGCAGACAAGCCAACAGAAGCAGATATTTTTAATAAAGCTTTTGAGGAAGCTATAGATAACATAGAAGGTAAATTATAATGTTTGTTCCTGTAAAAGATAAGCTAGATAAACTAGTTGCACTTACACCTGATGACCAAGAGAAATTAAGTTACTATAAAAGCATAGTACCTTTAATGATTGCTAACTGTCATAAGGCTCACCAAACTATTCCTGGTTATGATAAATGTAAACCAGAGGTAGAAGCTTTTAAATGGTTTGATGGTATCAATATTCCTGTTCATGGTTACATAGATTTAAAAGGAGATAACGTTATCATTGAAGATAAATGTAAAATGCCAAGAAGGGGTATTGTTAAAAAGGATGGAACTAGGTCTTGGTTTCCAGGTAAACTACCTGACAGACCATCACCCCATAATTTATTACAAGTTGATTTCTATTATTCAGTATTTGAGGTTCCAGTTTATCTTTGTTATGTAAATGAGAAAGAATTTAGAGTTTATCATGCAGATAATTGTGATGAGCTAAAGCCTGAGAATATTAAGAAAAGAATACCTAGAATAATTCAAAGAGCTAAGGTTAGGCAAAACTTAATGAAGATTAGTAATGATCCAAATGTTCTTAAAGATTATATTCAACCAGACTTTACACATATGTTTTGGAACAATGATGCTAACGAAGATTATTTAAATAATGCTAAGAAATTTTGGGGATATTAAAAAACACCTAAAAAGTCGCTAAGCAAATAATTGTCGCAC